TTGAATAAAGACCGTCCAACCTTCTCAACATTGACAGGTTCGAAGCGGGAAGCGGCTTCGAGAACCGGCGAATTATCACTTGGTCGCGACTCTTTGTAACTAAGTGGGCAGCAGGGTGATACTTTCTTTTTGTTGCGGGTTGCCCACTCAATATATTTTTCATCAGAAATGCGTGAACCATTTTGAAACGTTGGTCGGTGGCAATAACTGCAATCGATATTGTTTAATTTAACGTTTGGACAATCAGGATTTTTGAGCTTTAAAACTTTTGGTTTTAAAGCAGGACTTTCCACATCATCTAACCCTTTTAAATCAATTTCTTTTTGAGCTTCAAGAGAAACCTTAGAAAAGTTAGTATTTGCTTGATAAGATGGGTTTTCTTCAACCATGTCATACCAAACTTTAATATTGTTGGATAAGTCTTTAACTACCCTTTTACGGTAATTAATATAGTCCAAATACTTTTGACCTTTATCAGTGTTCAAGTCAGGAGCATTCATATAGGTTGACCGTTCATTGAGGTCCTCCTTTATGGCGTTCTTTTTATCAATAAGATCACCGATTGCCTTCCTTTTAGCAGCATTATACTCTCGTCCAGTTTTCATAAAATGGATAAAAGCATTGGCAACTGCAGCTTTCTGTCTCTCAACAGCTTGTTCGTACGCTTTTTCATCAAATTTTCTATTTTCTGATTCAGCCTTCCGACGCTCTGAATTTATGTACTCACCATCGAAAAGACGAGCTCGACAGTCCTTTTCGTACTGTAATTGATTGTACTTATCATTCTCGTCAGCTCGATCTCGTTGAGCCTTTTTCATGCGTTGTCCCATTGTTTTTGGGTCGCCTTTACCTTCAAGTGTTGTTGGTTTGCATTCAGCCCAATGAGTACAATGATGACCCCCACACGCGGTATTACACGCTTTATTCGGGTCAGTACTTATTTTCATGGGGCAAGTCGATGTGTGACAACAGCCACTTTTGGGGCCTTCTAACACAATTTGCCTATTAGTACGGGCTTCGAGTTTTTCTTTACGGCGTTGTAACAACCACTTGATCGTTTCATTTTTGTAATTTCGAGGAATGTAATACAAAGCTAACAGAATCGCAGCAATTGAGCTTGTAATAACAACTCCAAGGACACAAAGGATGGGACTTTCACGAATGAAATCACGAACAGAATTCATGGCTGAAGAAGCAATTTGAAGAGACTTGTCCGTGAAAGAAATTGGTAATTTCTTCACGACTCTGAGTTCGAGAGTGCGACATGGATCATCATCTTTAACAATATAACGAGGAATATTACTATCATAATCGCAACAGATTTGAAAAGCTTCTACGTCATCTTTATTCAGTTTAACGAATTTAATCTGCGATGGCTCATCATCATCAATGACTTCAACATCAATCTTTGCATCTCTAATTTTACTCATTGAATTAATGCAATGAGCTATAGCAGCTGGATTCACACCAATATTTTTGTTAACATCATGTTTTGGTATAAACTTGACATGGTCAATTGTTGTTGTTACAATGATATCATAAGGACAGTTGTCATAATCGTTAAAATACACCGTAAACATGCGTTGTAAATAATCAAGAAAATCATTCGCTGAATAGAGAGCAACAGGGGTTTCAAAAATAACTCCAGAGCCAGGTTCTACGGTTAAAACTCCGCAGCTGTTCAACATGTCAACTGT